TGCGCCGCGAAATTTCGCACGCCTGCGCGCGACGTCGTGACGGCGTACGTCGACAGCGTGCTTGACGGCTCGCGTCCCGCGTCCAAATGGGTGTTTGCCGCCTGCCAGCGCTTCGCGCGCGACCTCGAGCGCCCCGACGTCTACCTCGATTGGGACTCCGTCGACCGTCTGGTGGAGCACTTCGCCGAGCTCTCGCTCGTCGGCGACGACTCGGGCCGCGCCTTCGAGCTGCACCCCTGGCAAGTCTGGGTCCTCGCCAACCTCTGGGGTTGGCGCTACACCGAGGACCGCCGCCGGCGCGTCAAGCTCGCGATCCTCCAGGTCGCGCGCGGCGCCGGCAAGACGACGCTCGCCGCCGGGCTCTGCCTCTGGGACATGGCGCAAGGCGACGGCCGGCGCGTGCACGTCCTCGCGAACACCGAGCACCAGGCAGAAATCTGCCTGGACACCGCCAAGACGATGATCGGCCGCCTGGGCGCCGATGGATGGAAGATCTACTTCGACCGCATCGGCCGCCCGGCGAACGACTGCGAGATGAGCGCGCTCCCCGCGCTCGAGAAGTCGCTCGACGGCCTCAATCCGTCCATGTGGGTAGCGGACGAGGCAGCCGAATTCAAGGGGCGATTCCTCACCAAGCTCCTCACGACCGGCTCCAAGCGCCGCGAGTCGCTCGGCCTGATCATCACGACGCCCGGCGCGCAGCCGGACAACATCTACGGCGAGCTCGTCGCGACCGGCGAGGCGATCCTCCGCGGCGAGGTCGAAGACGACGCGTTCATGCCGATGTTGTTCGGCTTAGACGCCGAGGACGCGATCGAGGACGAAGGCGCCTGGTCGAAGGCGAACCCGTCGATGGAGTACGGACAGCCCGACGTCAAGAGCCTGCGGCGCGCCTGGAACACCATGAAGCAAAGCCCGCTCGGGCGCCACGAGTTCACGCGCTACCACTGCGCGCGCCTCTGCGAGGACACGGGCGGGTGGCTCGACATGGCCCTCTGGCCAGGCGGGCAGGCCGTCGAGTGGGAGGAGCTCCGCGGGCGCCCCGCGTGGATCGGGCTCGACCTCTCGAAGACGCTCGACATGACGGCCATGGTTGCGGCGATTCCGCTCGACGACGGGCGCGTCGTGCTGCGCGGGTGGTACTGGTGGCCGAAGCAGGACGTCGCCCAACGCGAGATCGACTACCGCCTACCCGTACGGACCTGGGCGGCGAACGGGCATATCGAGCTCACGCCGGGCCGCGAGATCGACTATGAGCGGATCCGCGCGAAGCTCACCGAGGTCTCGGAGCACCTGTCGGTGCAGTCTGTCGCCTACGACCGGTGGGGCTCGAAGTACATGGTCGAGGTCCTCGCCCAGGACGGCCACAACGTCGAGGCGTACTCGATGGGCATCGCCACGTTCGGGCCCGGGTGCCAGCTCTTCCAACAGCTCTGGGCGTCCGGCAAGATCGTGATCGGCGAGGACCCCATCATGCGGACCGCGTGCCGGACGGCGATCGCGAAGCGCGACCGGAACGGGAACATCGCGATCACGAAGGAGCAGCGGCGCAGCATCGTCGACCCGCTCGTTGCCGCGATCATCGCCGTCCATGCCTGGGGCGGCCAAGGCGGCTCCATGTACGACGAATGGTAAACCGCAGTTTGGACGCGGACATGGCTTGACTCGCGCGCGAGAATGCCCCGCGATGATCGGGCTCCTGCGCCGAATGTTCTACGGATCGTGGTCCGCCACTCTCGTCGGAGAGGGAAGCGGTCCCACGCCGTTCGTGTCGACGCATGGAGCGCTCCGCTACACGCCGATCTACCGCGCCGTGTCGCTCATCGCGAACGACGCCGCGCGCGTCCCGCTCGAGGTCTCGGCCACTGGCGCAGACAGCGTGCTCCGCTCGCCGTCGCCCTATATGCCGGCGTTCGAGTTCCGCCGCGCAATGACGATGCAGATGCTCCTATGGGGCAATGCGTGCGCGGCGATCAACCGCACGCGCGGCGGCGAGCTCCTCGAGCTCATCCTCCTCGACCCCGAGACCGTCTCGATCGACGTCTCGGGCAAGGTCGCGGTCTACAACACTTCCGAGTTCGGCAAGCTTCAGCCGGAACAGGTCTTTCATCTGCGCGCGCCGAGCGCCGTCGGGATCTGGGGCGAGTCGCCCATCGGCCTCTGCCGTCGCGCCGTCGAGATCATCGCCGCGCAGGAGCAGATGACCCACCAGGCCTACGTCAACGCAGGCAACCCAAAGATCGCGATCGTGCACCCCGGCAAGCTCTCGATGGAGAACCTCCAGAAGATCGAGGCCGACTACATGAAGCGGCACCAGGGCTCGCTCAACGCGGGCCGCCCGCTCGTCTTGGGCGAGGGTGTGAAGCTCGAGCGGATCTCGTCGACCGTCGACGACACTGGCCTCGAGGCCGCGAAGCGGTACTCGATCGGCGACGTCTCGCGCATCTTCGGCGTCCCCGCGTCCTACCTCTCCGAGAACGTCGGCACGTCCTACGGCTCGATCGAGTGGCTCTCGAGGATGTACGTCGACGCGTGCCTGGTGCACTGGCTCGAGTCGTGGCGCTCGGAGATCCTCGCGAAGCTCGCGAGCCCGTTCGACACCGTGACCTTCGACCTCGACGCGCTCATCCGCCCGGGCATCGCCGAGCACATGGCCGCGCTCCGCACGGGCGTGGAGGGCGGATTCATGACGCGCAACGAGGCCCGCGCGAAGCTCGACCTCGAGCCGCTCGACGGTCTCGACGAGCCCACGCTCGCGATGAACGTCGGCACCGGCGGCGGGAGCACGAACCTGGGCGAGGACACTTCCGAGCAGGAGGGGACCGCGAATGATTTCTAAGCGCACGCTCGAGGCGACCGAGCAGAAGCTCGACGGCCGCACGCTCGCCGGTTACGCGGCCGTCTACGGCCAGGACTCGCGCGAGATCGTCGAGGGCGGCCGCAAGTTCGTCGAGCGGATCGCGCCGGGCGCGTTCAACGAGACGCTCTCGAGCGGCGCCGACGTGAAGCTCTACTACAACCACGACGCATCGATGCCGCTCGCGCGCACGCGCTCGGGCACGCTGAAGCTGAAGTCGGACCGCAACGGCCTCGCCTTCTCCGCGACTCTCCCCGAGACGACGCTCGGCAACGACGTGCGCGCCCTCATCGAGCGAGGCGACCTCAGCGGCGAGATGTCTTTCGGCTTCTACGTCACAGAGGACTCCTGGAACAAAGACCGGACCGAGCGGCTCGTCAAGAAGGCGCAGCTCGTCGAGGTATCGATCGTCCAGGACGCCGCATACCCCCAGACCACGTCGAGCCTGCGGAACGTTTCCGCGGCCTACCGAAACGCCGCGATCCTGCGGCTCGCACTTCACTTCAGAAGGATGGCAGATCATGGATGAGCTGAACGAGCTCCAGTCGATTACGCATGAGTACCGCAAGAGCCTTGCCGCGTACGAGGCACGCACCGGCCGCGCGACCCACACCGTCGATTCGCAGGGCAGCGGCGAGGAGCGTCAGAAGTTCGCGCGCATGGATGCGGACCTCACCGCCGCCGAGATCCTCATGCAGAACAAGGCGCTCGAGGCCCGCCTCGCCCGCCTGGAGTCGGTCCCCGAGTTCGAGTCGCGCGCGCCCAAGGGCCGCGTCGCCGCGTCGGATCCCGCGTCGCCCGAGTACGCGCACCGGTGGCTGAAGGCGATCGTGAACGGCGATACCGCCGAGTTCCGCGCGCTGAGCCTGGGCTCGACCAACGCCGCGATCCCCGTCGACCTCGAGCGCCGCATCGTCGAGAAGAAGCAGATGGTGGGCGTGATCCGCGGCGTCGCGACCGTGAACCGCGTCAACTCGAACCGCAATATCGCGATCGAGAACGCGCTCCCGACGAGCGCCTGGATCGCGGAAGAGGCCGCGCAGACCGCGAGCGACCCGACGTTCAGCGCCCAGGTCCAGGTGCGCGCGCGCACCCTGCGCTGCTCGACGATCCTCTCTCAGCAGTTCATCGAGGACGCGATCGGCACCGGCGACGTCGGCACCGGCATGGACTACGTCGCCCGCAAGATGGCGATCTCGCTCGCGTTGAAGGAGGAGGAAGCGTTCACGATCGGCAACCCTGCCGCAGCCGTGCCCGAGCCGGACGGCCTCTGCCGCAACGCCGGAACCGTCGCCCAGGGCGTCGATCTCGGATCGGGCGCCGCGCTCACGACGACCACCTACGACAACATCATCGACGCCGCGCACACCGTCGCGCCCGAGTACCGGAACGGCCCCCAGGTCTCCTGGCTCGTCTCGGATTCGTTCCTGCGCCATGCCCGCAAGCTCCGCTCGGCGAGCTCGCCGTCGGACTACCTGTGGCTCCCCGCGGGCGCGCCGAACAGCAACGCGCTCACCGTCGGCGTGGCCGGCACGATCTACGGCTTCCCGTACCGCGTCGGCAAGTACGTCCCGACCGCGACCGCGGACGGCGCCGTGTACGCGATCTTCGGGAACTTCGAGTACTACGAGATCTTCGACCGCACCGGCATCACGGCGCTGATGGATCCGTACAGCCTCCAGGCGAACCTCCAGACCCGCCTCAACGTGTATCAGCGCCTCGATGCGAAGATCACGCTCCCCGAGGCCTTCGCCTACATCCGCGGCTAAGCATCTTTCCCACGCGGACCGGCTCCCCGAAAGGGGAGCACGGTCTTTTCCATGTCGGTCCCTCTCTCCACGATCAAGAGCGCGCTTCGCATCGACTACGACGATGACGACGCAGACCTCATCCGCCTCCGCGAGGCGGCGATGCAGCTCGTCGAGCGCGACACCGGGCGCGCCCTCACGCAGCGGACGGAGACGCTCTACCTCTCCGAGTGGACCGACACCGTCATTCCCGGGTTCCCGTTCGCGTCGATCACGACGGTGAACTACGTCACCGCGGCAGGCTCGCAGACGCTCCCGACGGCCGATTGGTGGATCGACCTCTCCGACGGCCCGATGCCCGTGCTGCGGTTCCTCCAGGCGCCTGCGCGCAAGGATGGGACCATGGTGACCGTCACCTACTCCTGCGGCCACGACGCGCTCCCCGACCCGCTCACGCATTGCGTGATCGCGCTCGTCGGCGCCTGGTACAACAATCCCGAGGCTTTCCAACCGATCGGGCTCAACGTCGTGCCCATGTCCGTCGGATTCATAATGGACTCCTACCGCGTGAGGAGCCCGATCCGATGATCTCGGGCGGCCGCCTCCACCGCACTGCGACCGTCCTCACGGCGTCGACGACTACCGACAACCTCGGTCGCCGGACGAACACCTACACGGGCAACGGCACGATCCGCTGCGACATGCGCGAGCAGGGTTCGCAGGAGAGCGTGTACGCCGACGGCGTCGCGGTTGTGAGCAACTGGGAGATCCGCACGCGCTGGCCGAACATCGCGCGCGTCGGGCTCACCGAGGTCGACCGCCTCAGCGTGCGCGGCAAGACGCTTCGCATCATCTCGATCGTGAATCTCGATGAGGCCGACCGCGTCGCCGTCATCCAGTGCGCGGAGGTCCAGTGAGCGCAAACCCGATCGAAGCCCGCGTGAAGACATGGATCGGCACGACGACGACCGCCGGTACGCGCGTCTACAACGGCTCGCGGATGCAGTCGACCACGCTTCCTGCGATCGTGTTCGAGGTCGCCGAGGGCGCCGCGGCGAGCCTCGCGGGCACGACCGGCAACAACCTCGACCAGTGGAGCGTGACCCTCAAGGCCGTCGCCGAGACGCAGTTCGCCGCGCAGAACCTCGCCGAGGACGCGATCGTCAAGATCAACGCCCATGCCGACTTCGCCGCGGGAAAGAGCGTCTGCTACGAACCCACGTACCGCGTGATCGAGGAACCCATCCTGGGCGAAGGCGACGAAGCGGCGCCCGCGATCTGCACTGCAACTCTCATCATCATGCACAGGATCTAATCCATGCCCATCAAGACATCAGGAAACTCAACGGTCCAGTGGGGTAGCCCAAGTGCCGCGACCATCTCAAACGTCGCAAACGTGACCGCGAACCTCTCCCAAGCATCCATTGAGACGACCGCGGTCAATGGCACGTTCAAGAAGTTCGAATCGGGAATCCTCGAGGGCACTGTCGATGTCGAGCTCTTCTATCTCGAAAGCGATCACACGATCGCGCCGATCAAGCCAGGCGATAGCCTCGCCAACTTCGGCGTGGTGCTCGACACGAACACCTCGATCACGTGCGCGAACGCCCTGGTCGAGCAGTCGCGCGTGACGATCGCGCCCAACAGCGTGGTCAACGTCGCCTTCACCGTCCGCCTCCACAACGCCGCGATCACCGTCACATGATCGCCGCACTCCTCGCCAAGCCCAAGGTGATCGAGTTCCGCGGCGAGCGGATCACGCTGCGCCGTCCGAACGTCGCCGACATGGCGGCGCTTCTCGATGCGCGCGAGCGCGGCGAGAACCTGGTCGCCTGGCTCATCCACAACCACGTGATGGACGGCGACGCGCCGGCCTTCGAATCGATTGAACAGTGCCTTCGCCTCGAGGCCGTCGCATCGAGGCAACTCGCGGAGGAGATCGACCGACTCTACTCCGAAGGAATGGACTAGCCTTGCCCGCGCGCGAGGTCCTGCGCGCGATCGGCCTGAAGATGGACTTGACGACCCCGCTAGCCGTGATGCACGCACTTCACGGACCGAGAGGAATGGCCGTAGATGTCTGGAAACGCCTTCAAAGTAGCCGTGGAGATCAACTACGGCGACATCGATGCGGTGAACCGGAAGCTCTCGAAGCTTGCGATCCCCGCGTCGACGAAGGCGATGAAGAGCGGATTTCGCCAATGGTTCAAGGGCGTGAGGTCGACGGCGAAGGCACTGGCCCCGTACGGTGACACGCGCGCGATGGAAACCGTCCGCGGGCAGAAGCGCCCGAATCCGCACATCCGCGACCACATCGCCTACACCGTGCGCGGCTACGCCAAGGGCCGCGTCGTGTGGGGCGCGCTCGGCGTCAAGGAGCGCCGCGGCTCCTACGACACGCCGCACTGGTATCTGCGGTGGGTCGAGTTCGGGCACGAAATCAAGCGCCGCGCCACGCAGAATGAGGCGATGCTCCTGAAGTCGCGCGGCGAGCGGCGCATGACCATGACGATCGGCCGCGTGCTCGGGAAGAAGTTCGTCGAGCGCGCCTACCAGGCGAACGCGACGCGGCTACTCCCGATCATGGAGGATGCAATCGCGCGCGAGGTCCTGAAGGAGTGGTCGAATGGCTAAGATCTCGAAGGTAAACGTCGCGATCACCGGCGACTCGTCGGGCCTCCAGAAGGCAGGCGACCAGGCGCAGGCGAAGATGCGGCAGATCCGCGCGCAGGCCGATGCCACCGGGCGCGCGCTCGGCGGGATGCGTGGGCAGGCAAACCAGCTCGCCGAGAGCCTCACGAAGCTCGGCGTCGGCGGGCGGGCGCTGCAAGGCCTGGGCGCCGTGGCCGGGCTCGGTCAGATCGGCCTGGGCGCTGCGACAATGGGCGGCGCAGGCCTCGCCTTCGCAGGCGTGGCCGCGGCCGCGGTCTCGGTCAACGCGCTCGCCGACAGCTACGCGCAGCTCCGCGCGGACGCGAAGGCCGCCGACCAGGCGATGAAGAGCGGAGCGCAGACGGCCGAGCAGTGGCGGAAGCTTGGATTCACGCGCGAGGGCGGCATGGCGCTCGCGGCGATCGGCGCCCGGCAAGGCCCCGAGCCGATCGGATTCGGCCGCGCGTTCACCCAGGCGCAGGCGCTCGCGGGCACCGACCGCAGCGCCCTCCAGAACATCTTCGAGTATGGGCCGGGCGGAATCGGCTCCGTCCTGGGCACGCTCCTCGCGGGCGGCGTGCCGACGCCCCAGACGATCGCCCAGGCGATCGGCGCCCAGGAGACGCAGGCGCTCGGCTCGGGCATCGCGGGCACCACGACCGGCGCGCTCTCGATCAATCCCGTGACCGCGGCGCCCGTCGGCGTGTTCCTCTCGGCCCAGACGATGCTCGAGCAGCTCGGGAAGCTATTCTCGCGGTAACCACATGGCACTCACCACGACCATTGTCCGTACCCAGTGGACCGACGGCGGCCCGAGCACGTCGCAGGGTTTCGTCATCCAGTGGCGCGTGGTCTCCGATATCGCGCTCTCCCTCACGCTGTCGAGCTCCGCGAAGTCGATCCAGGACGCCACGTGCGGAGAGCCGGGCGACCCGATCCCCGGGACGGTGTTCTCGACGTCCTCGAAAACCACGACGCTGCGGCTCCGCGCGTTCCAGGTCGACCCCGTGCTTGGCTCGAAGGGCTACGTCTTCGACGTGACCGCGACGTACTCGAGCGAGTACACGTGGGCGAACATCTCCGGCGGCGGCGGATCCGACAAGCTCGTCCTACCCGTCACCGTCGACATGGAGGCGGGTGAGCGCACGATGCAGGCGTGGCGCACTGCCTCGAGCCTGGGCGGATTCGCCGTCGCGCCGAGCTACATTTATGGGAAGAGCGTGAACATCGGCGGGACGGGCATCGACGACGCGGGCAAGCCGACTCAGGTCCGCGTGCCCACGATGGACGTGCGGATCTCCATGGTCCAAGACACAAGCAACACCGCCGCGGGCACGCTCGTCGCGGTCTATGACAAGATCAACACCGTCCAGGGCAAGTGGAACAACACCACGTTCCTGCACTGGGGCGCCTACGAAGTGTTCTGCACTTCCGCGACGGTGACCAACATCCGCGACGAGTACTACCGCGTCACCTACAACTTCCGGTGGGACTACTGGCGGGACTGCAACCAGGTGCCCGAGTACGACACGAACGGACTCCCGATCATCGACGGCTCGACGAAGAAAGCGAAGTTCGTCTTCTGGACCGGCTTGAACCGCGGTAACGCCGACCTCAACGTGATCTTCAACACCAACACCGACGCCGTCGTCGCCAAGCAAATGGCGCTCGAGGGCACCTACCTCACCTATCCGTGAACCGCACGCAGCTCAACAAGCTCGACCACGCGTACAGCCGCGCCGACGTCTCGGGCGACGCCGAGGCGATCGACCGCGTCCGCGAGGCGCGCCCGCAGTTCCTCATTGCGAGGATCGAGAGCTACACGTCGATCGGGACCTATCGGTGGCTCTACACGTGGAGCATGGCCGAGGTCCAACCGACGACCGTCGGCAGCGGCCACGACTTCGCGGTACGCGCCGCCGAGACCTGGTACACCGGGCAGGCGCTCAACGTCTGCGAGGGATTCAACAGCGCCGCGTACGTCGGCCCGGGCATCAACCCCGCGAACATTCCCGCGGGATTCTCCGTGCAACCGATCACGGGATACGTGATGATCTTCCCCCAGAACCGGGCGATCGTCTCGGGCGCGGGTGGCGAGGAGATGTGGGTGTTCTACGCACCGAACGCTATCGATGGAGTCTGCACATGACAATCGGCCGAGACCTCATCATCCAGCAGGGCGCCACGTTCTCCTTCGAGGAGCACATCACGGACGTCGCGCATCATGCTGGCTATACGGCCCGCATGAAGGCGCGCGGACAGCACGCATCGACGACGACCATGTTCGCGATCGACAGCGTGACCAACCCGACCGAGATTGCTTGGGTGAATCACGGCGCGCATGGCGACATCGGCGTCACCCTTTCCGCGACGAAGACCGCCGGATTCGCGGCGCCCTGGACGGGCGTCTACGACATCGAGCTCCAGGAGACCGCCACGGGCATCGTGCTCCGCATCCTGGAGGGCACCGTATACATCACCCCGGAAGCGACGAGGTAACCATGCAGGCGATCATCTTCACATCGGTGCAGCAGCTGACTACGACCGCAGCGGCGATTACGAGCAACAACCTGGGCGGAGCCACCATTTCGGCCAACGGCGGATTCACCGCGTACGTCTGGTCGGACGCGATCATTCGCGTGACCGGCCCCAACTCATCGTTGAGCTTTGCTAGGCTTGCCGCGAGCAAGTGGCATTGCATCGGCAACCCGCCGAATGCGGCGCGACTCACGTTCGCGTCGGAGTCTGCCACTCCCGACATGCGGATCATGATCACCGACGGATTGCTCCACGGAGTGTGACATGGACGTCGCCACGCTCGCGGGTGCTCTCGGCATCATCGCCTCGGTGGTCACCACGACCATGGTCGTTGTCGGCAAGCTCACGCGCGTCGAAGTGATGCTCGCCGAGCTCCGCGCGACCATGGCGCACTATGAGAGCCGCATCGCGGCGCTCGAAAGGAAGCAGCATCATGAAAGGCAACCGTAAGACGACCATGGCGGGCATCGCCGCGATCCTCACCGCGGCGGCGGGCATCCTGACCGGGTGGCCCGATGCCGTCGATTGGCCCGCCGCGGTCTCCGCGATCATCGCGGGCATCGGCCTGATCCTCGCGAAGGACGCGGAGCCCCGTGCTTGAACGACTGCTTACCGAGATCGCCGTGGCGATCCTCGCGCACTACGCGAGGCGGCCGCGCGCGCGCGACGCGGACCTCGATCCTCGCCGCGAGCGTGCTGCTATGGCCGTTCGCGAGTGGTTGCGGCGACACGGTGATGATCAGGCAGGGAAGCCCGGTTAGGATCGCCGAGCCCGTGCACGTGCTCCAGCTCGAGGGCGGCGAGTGGGTGCGGAGCGCCCGCAAGGTGGATATCCGCGGGTGGTATGCGGTGAGCCCCGAGGAGGTCGAGTAGTGCACCGCGTCTGCTGCTGCAACGGATGCCCGACGGACTGCTGCACCTTCTGGTCGTGCTCGCCGACGGCGCCGATCAACGTCACGTTTCAGCACAACGTCGAGCTTCGCGAGGAGTGCGACAACGGGCAGAGCCTCACGACGATCGAGGGCCAAGTCACGATCACCGCGACGATGACGCGGACCGACAACGCCGATTGCAACCTCACCCGGTACGTGGCGAACCAGGTCACGCTCAACATCCAGTGGACGCAGCGCGTCTACAACTTCGAGAACAATGCGGTCTGCGACCAACCGCCGCACCCGTGCATCCCCGACTACTGCGACGACTGCGTGTGCGACGTGCCCGAGAAGTATCTCGCCTACACGCGGACATGGACCTACAACCAGGTCCTGAACGGCGCGGGCAACGTGAACCTACAGCCGCTCGCCTGGTACACGCCGCGCGTGCCGCGCAATGCGGCGCTCACGATCCTCTGCCACGCCGGGCAGTGCGACCCCGAATGCGTGCACCCCGTTCTCATCTTCACGCCCGCGAAGACGTGCGAGGTCCCGCCGGGAGGATGCACCGATTCGAACGGCGACCCGTACGCGTGCATCGGTATGCAGGAGACAGTCACGTGCGGGCCCGTGTACACGTGCCTCGCGGACCCGATCTGCACGTTCAACCAGGTGGTCCCGTACTGCGTGAAGCCCTTCGCGATCTACGGCCGCGGGTGCCTCTCGGCGACGAGCTTCGACGACCCCTACCACGACGTCCTCTCGCTCGACAAGCTCTCCGAGTTCCCGCTCACCTACTCGGCGGCGGATCCGTCGACGATCGACTGCAACCCGCTGACGGTCGACTACAAGCTCGGCGACTCGATCACCACGTTCGACGCGTTCCCGTGCCTCGAGACGGACCTTTCCGACCCGAGCGGCGTGCGGATCGTCTGCACGCCCACGCCGGTCACGTGCTCCGAGCGCATCCGGAAGACCTACCAGTGGACCATGTGAGCCATTGCCGCTATGCATTCGGCGGCACGTGCCGCCACTTGAAGCTCCCGCAGCTCGCGGCGACCGCCGAACGCTGCGGCGCCTGCGAGCACTACCGCGGGCCCGCGCGCGGCCTGGGCGACGTCGTCGAGACCGCGACCAGGGTGACGGGGGTCAAGGTGCTAGCACGGTGCGCCGAGCGCGTGACGGGGCGCCCGTGCGGGTGCCAGAAGCGCCGCGAGGAACTGAATCGCCAGTTTCCCTCAAGCCCTTGACGCCTTCCGACCGATCTAATACCGTGAGCACATGAAGCGTCGCGCCGTCGCAGTCGATGAAGTCACCTGGCAGACGTTGCACGACCTCTCGCGTGGCATGGGTAGATCCTGCCGTCAGATCGTCAAGGAGGCGATCGCGGGCTACTCGGTGATGCTCGACCTTGCCGTGACGGCGAGGCCGAGGAAGGAGACACGACCATGTTCGGAAACGTCTGCGCGATCATCGGGATCGCATTCCTCGCGCTCTGCGCGATCTGGCCGCTCTTCGACGATCGGGGGGTCCGATGAGTCGCGACCCGAAGTTCGAGATCGAGCCGAATGAGATCAACGACCGTTGGACCCGCGAGTGGAACGCGGCCGTCGGCAACAACCCGTTCAAGGGGCAGTACACGCTCCTCGAGCTTGCCGCGGACGTCCGCAACCGCCTCATCGACCGCGTGGGCGACGTCGGGCCGGGCGACCGGGTGACCGCCCGCCTCATGCTCGAGGCCGTCGGCGTCATTCGCGAGGCGGCGCTCGAGATCGAGAAGCTCCGCATCGAGGTCGAGCGGAAGGAGGGTGCCAAGTGACTCAGGACATCGTGGACAAGCTTCGCGGGATGTACCCAGTGGGTGCGACGCCGTATGGCGGTTTCGTCGTGATCCTCTGGCACTACGCCGCGGACATGAAGTCATGGCGCGAGGAGACCGACCTATGCAAGGATGCGGCCGCCGAGATCGAACGGCTCAGGAAGGAAGTAGCCAGTCTGAAAGCCTGGCCGCACGTGCCTGGGCCAATGCCGGACATCGTCGACCGTCTTTGGGCGATGGACAGCAGCAACTGCTGCGATAGCGATCATCTCTTCGATGGGATCCTCGTCGACGCCGCCCAGGAGATCAGCAAGCTCCGCGACGAGCTCCGCACGTACACCGACGGCAGCAACGACGACGTCCAGAGGGAGGCCGTATGAGCGCCGAGATCGTCGTGCGCCGCAAGGCGCCTGCCGTCGAGGTCGACTCGCAGATCGCGCCGTCCGTCCTCATGCGCGACACGTGCGCGATCGTCGGGCCGCGGATCATCCGCGAGCACTCGAGCGTCATCGACGGCAAGGTCTACATCCATGTCTCGGGCGCCACGCTCCTCGCCGGCATCTTCGGCTACCACGTCCGCGAGGTCCGCGTGCGCCGCATCGAGATCGGCGACGTCGGCGCCTGGGAGGCGACCGCCGAGATCGTGCGCGCGTCGGACGGCGTCGTGCTCGGGCGCGGCTCGTCCATCTGCTGCGACGACGAGCGCGGGTGGTCGAAGCGCCCGCAGTTCGCCCGCCGCGCCATGGCGTCGACCCGCGCGGCCGGGCGGGCGCTCCGTCTCTTCTTCGGCCACGCCATGACCATGCTCGGCGAGAACGTCGCCACAGTCACTCGAGAGGAAATGCCAGATGAACAGCACTGAGATCGTGAAGAAGCTCCGCGCACTCGCCCTCGAGATCGAGGGGCACGTCGCGCCCGCACCGAAGCCCGTCGAGAAGCCTGCCGAGAGGCCGCCGAGCGCCCAGACAGAGGTGACTGTCGGCTACTGGAAGGTGGGCGAGACGAAGAACGGCAAGCCCTACGCCAAGCTCGGCTACACCGAGAACGGCGAGGACGTCTACCTGTGGATGTGGGATGAGAAGCTCATCCTCGCATCCGACCCGATCGCGCGCGGACAGCGCGTCGTCATCAACACGATCCCCTGGAAGGATTCCCGCGCGATCGTCGCGCTCTCGAAGCTCGGGCAACCCGCCGCGCCGAAGAGCGGCATCCAGGAGGAAGAGATCCCCTTCTAAGCCATTCGCGTTGGGGGAGGGCGGCGTCTGACGCGCCGCCTTCCCCTTTCCCACGACCTCCTTCCCGGCGCAGGCTCCTCGCGTCGGGCACCCCAGGGCCCTCCCACCAACCTCGCCGGTGGGAGGGCCTTTTTACGGAGGCACAACCATGGAGCGAGCAGTGGCACGGATGGCCGACCTGATCAGGGAAGGC